ATAAGGAGTTTTTAAAATACCCTGAGAACTCCATAACTCCGCTGACCTACGATTCAGAGGTTTAGTGGCACTAGGTTCAAAAACCTATATGTGACTTTCCTGTCTTCGATACTTAACAGTGCACTGTCAGAGGTCTTGTATTATTCTATAAATATTTGTGACCAATCAATTGTTAATTTACCATTATCATCAGATTCAATGAGAGTAATAGTTTTATTTTTCAAATGATCAGGTCTTGAACCTACTACTAATGATTCAGAAGGAGCAAAGTTTACTAACGTTTTATTTTCGTCACGATAAACATATCCAATAGCATCAACTTGACTACATAGAATTGCAGCAATTTTACCTGTTAAAGCTAAACCTCGTGCTTCCATTTCTTTACCTTCTTTTTCAACAAATTTAGATTTTAAATGTCCAAGAATAATTAATGTATCACATAATTGTTCAATTTCATTTAAAATAACATTCATTGCTTCTCTAAGATATTGATAACCTGCACCATTTGGAAGTTTAGTAACATCATCACCAATCCAATTTCGTCCCATTGGAGTGTTTTTGTAAAGTTTGTTAGCTAATTCTAATGAGATATCTTCTAATGCTGATACTGTATCAATAGTAATATATTTATAGGTATATCCACCTTTAGCTTTATTAGATTCAGCAATCTTATTGATGACTTCTTTTAATACTATTAAAGGAGAATTTCCTGATTTTCTTGAAATTTCAAGAACATTAATTTTTAAAGCATCTAAAAATTCAGAGCCATCTTCTAAATCTAAAATAAGATTATCTTCTAACGCAGCAACTGCTGTTGTTTTACCACTTTTAGGGTTTGAAAATAAAATTATCTTTTTAGGATTAACTCTTGAAGCTTTAGTCTTTTCGTTTGGTAATTCAATCATGTTTTACTCCAACCACTATCATCCATATTAACGTTAATACTAATTTAAGTATTTGTTTAATTTTTTCTAATATGATTTATTATTTGGTGTACTTGTGACATTTTTGAACTTTCATTTGGGAGAGGTAATTCTTTAAAATAATTAACTGCTCCATCGAAATATAATGGACATGTTGTTCCTCCACCACCATCTCTACCACCTAAGATTTCTAAAAATCTAATATTGTCTTTAAAAAATCTAACATCATAACCCATATAATCTGGTATTTCATGTCTAAACGGACTAAATAAACCTAATATGATATCTGCATCACGCTGAGTAAGTTTATTGTCACCTAGACCATCTAATGAAGGTTTAAGTTTGTTATGTTTTTTATTTTCAACACTTTCTTGTGATTGAGCTTGCTGTTGAATAACAACTGGAATATATCCAAATCTATTTCTTAATTTAATTAAATAATCTGATGATAATACAGTAATACTTTCATGTAAATTTAATTGAACTCCATTTCTTTTTTCAGGACTTATAAGTCCAATATGGTCAATCATTACAATAACGTATTCTTCAGGATCATTAGCTTCGTAATAATCTTCAACTTGTATTATTTCACCATCAATATTTAATTCTCGATAATGTATTTTACCATTAGCTAATGCATATTTTTTAACAATGTTATAAATACCAGTAGGGTGACGTACATCATCTATAAATTCAACAATTTCTTCTATTTTATTAAAATATTCTTCATACTTTTTAATAACATTTAAAATATGATCAGGTAAAATCTTATCTGCTTTAGTACTTTTTAAGTCTGTGGGACTTATTCTAATACCTTCTTTAACATACAATATATTTGCAAAAGCAGATAACATTTTTTGTTCTTTAGTCATTTCTAAAGTAAAGTAAAATACTTTTAATTTAATATTTAAATTGTTTTCTAAAACTTGTTGTATTGTATTATACAAAAACAACCAATCAGCAATTTGAGTTTTCTTTACTCTATAATTTAATAATTAAAAATTAGGACTATTAAACACCCAAAGTTTAATTTCATTTCCTGAATTAGGATTATCTTCCCATCCTAAATTTGTTTGTGCTAATGAATCAAATACTTCAAAATAATCTTCAAAAGTATCATTATTATTAGTAGACATTAACATCCATCTACTATTACCTCTATGATAACGAATGAATAAAGATGTTACTCTTTTAACAATTTCTTTTCGTAATTCTAATAAATCATCTTCATCTGTATTAACATTATTTTCAATACTCGATAAAACATCGTTAATGTTATGCATTTGATGAATACCACAGCTAATATTTGTTGTTGATATTCCTATTATGTTAGTTTGAAAAGTAACAGTTTCA